CGCTGCTGATGCGATACCAACATTTCCTACAGCAATTGCCAAGTCAGCCATCTCTACACCTATAAAAGATTGAGCGTGTTAAAATCTGTTGTTTCGAAAATCTGGAATTCCAACCATGAATTTGTGGTAGGATCGCCATCCCCTACTTCTGTGCCGCTTGGATTTAACAAAACCGGACGGGAAACGTACTGCTTGTTATCGTCCACCGCTGTGATAATTCTCTCTACGAGTCCGATAATTCTTACTTTGTAACCTTCGTGCCTTACGCGTGCCCACCATGCATGAGCCGCAGTCGTTCGAATCGGTTTTCTGAATTGCATTTCAACCACCACCGACCAATAGGCAAAATCTTCTTCGTTGATATTTTCGGCTTCAATGCTGGTTATGCGGCATGTACCCGTTGGAAATCCCAGAAACGTGGAACTGTTGACCGTGTTAACATAGGTGTAAATGGATGTCGGATTGAATGTTGGCAAGTTTCGCTGAATCGTTACACCAAGATCAGCAAACGGTTTCATCACGCCTCGAATTGGCTCCCCGTTAACTGTTACCAATTGGTTACCGCCAACATCCTCTTCCAACTCGCCTTCTGATTGGATCGTCAGATATCGCACTTTCGGTGGAGCATCTAACGGGTTTGCTTCACCGCCTTCATAACTTTTCGTTTCATAAGTGCTTGTGATTTCGGTCAGGATCGGACCGTTGGCTTTTGCTTGTGATCCGCGGCATCGCCAATAGAAGTTCCACGGATGGGCATCGCCAACTCCGGGTATTCGCGGATCTGAAAGCACTTCCGTAGGTCGAACATCGGACGTATGCGTAACCTGAAAATGACGTGTCGCTGTAGCTTTCCCGCTGCCAGGTTCACCTGAATGCGACCAGCTGGCCGACTCTTGCCACGTTTCATTTACGTCAATGATTGCCATTAGATCCCTACGAGTGCTTCCTGTAACATCGTATTTTTTCGAATTTCTTCCAGCTCTTCTTCCTGCCGTTGCATACTTTTCAACTGCTCTTCAAGCTTTTCAATTTGTTTTTGCAACGCGCTTGCGATAGGGTCTTTAGATCGCACCGTGCCTCGACTTAGAAAGCGAGATTCAGTAGCCATCAACTCTGGTGTTTGGCCACCACCACCGCGCTGCTGACTTCGCAAATCATCAATCTGTCGAGATATTCGACGCTGTGCCATCGACTCTTCAAACGTCCTCAGTTCTTGCGTTGCCATTCGCCGCTGCTCAATTCGTTCCAATTCATCAGCGAGGTCCATTTCAGATTTTTTTGCGTCCTCGTTCGCTCGGATTCGCTCGTGCATGCTTTGCACTAAATCATAATCTTGCTGCTCTGCGTTTTTAGAAGCGAGAAACATAAGATCGAGTTCGTAACGCGTTTTACCAATCGCATCGGCTTCTTCCTGAAGTGCCTTGATATAATTGTCTTTTGACTTTATCTGAGCCATTTCGCGGTCTTCCCGCTGCTTTAGAAACTTGTCCCGCTCGTCCTCCTTGGCTTGGGCACGCTCTCTAGCTTCCATGACGCTTCGGCCTGCCCCTGTATCCTCCTGCAATGGTTTGTATAAAGGAGTGGTGCCATAGAACTTAAGGGCTGCATCAAGCAGCCCTTCAAACTCTACCCGCACTTCTCGCACCCCGCTTGCTGTTTCTTGCAAGGCTACTCCAGCTCTTACAGCGTTATTAAACACGTCTGCCAACTCAGTGACGGTAGCAACAACGCCCCGCACATCGCCCTGTATGCCACGAATCCCCTGCCCCATTCGTTTGGCACTGGCTCTTACTTTGTTAAATACAGCCGTGGCATCATCCCTCGCTTTGATAAAGATATTGACGTTTTGACTGGCCATTATTTCTTAGCCTCCGCCAACACTAACGCATCATCAGCCTTGAGTTGTCCAGCCGCGTCAAGAAACCAATTCGCCTGATCCAACGCACCTCCGGAAACAGGCGGGCAACCTTCATTAAACAAATCCGCAAACCGAATGAAAGACACCACGTCCGTAATCATTTTCTGTGGGCATTCGGTTAGCTCGTAATAACCTGAATCGTCGCAGGCATCGCAGCCTTTTTCGCCGCAGATAGGGCAGGCAATCACAACGGGACTTTCTGGGGTGGGCATATCGACGCACTTGTTACGGGAACACGCACGGCACAACGCACCGGAACGAATCAACGCGGCAAGTCTAATTTTTTTTTTCGTCGTCGCTAACATGGTTCCCTGCAAGTATCCCGAAAGTCAATTCCCACATTTCGTTGACCGTCAAAATCGCATCTAGTTCCGCGAGGTTAAAAGGGATTGCTTTTCCGTCCCGGCCCGTCATGTTGTCCCAGTCAACCAGGACGCCCTCTAATTGGGCTTTAATCAAGTCGGTTGTTTTGGTGCCCGTTGCTTCGTTTGGCAGATCGTTGATTGCTTTCTGTTTAACACCCACGTCTCGCGCGGAAAGTGCGTGGTAGTAGAACGACGGGGGTGGTGTTTTACCCTGGTCGCTTTTGAGGATAAATTGCAATCTCTGATTCGGTTCGAGTGCTAAAGGCATGTGTCTCCCTAGCTAAACGTAATGGTTAGTTCATCATCACCAGCCGCCGCACTTCGGCAACACAAGAATGTCACATCGTCTGTAACTAGCCCTTCACGCTCCCCTTCTTGTACGTTGATCGGCTGCAGCTTTGGCGCGGCGATGGTTATCGTGTCGGTGGAGTCCGTAAGAGCAACCGAAAACGCATCCTGTGTAGACGCCAGCATGTCGGCAATAAACGTGTTCGTTGCCACGAGTTCGGCTTCCGGGTTCATCGTGATCGTTGGCCGACGGCCACCAATAAAACCCCCCTTGTATCCGCTTGCGTCTGTATTAGCTTGGCATGGCAGCAAAGAAACCGCGTTTCCCGAATCAATCGTTATAGACTGAACACACGGTGCAATTCCCGACACCGAAAGGGTTGAATTAGCAAACCGTAACGGCATAACAGTCGTGTATGTAGGATTTATAATTACCGCATCGGTCGCCGAGGTCCATGCTCCCACAAATGTAAAGTCTATATTTGCAGGCTTGCCGTTTTCTAAGTTGATTACAAACGAACCCATCGCACCGCGAATCTGTTTTAAAACGCCATCGACGTAACAGCCCAGTGTTATTGTTTTCACATTTGACCCCGGCACCTCCGAGACTGGCGCAAACGCACCCGCCGTCGCCACCCATCCGCAAGCCGGAAGAAAGGTAGAAGCCCACGCCGGCACCCCCGCATCAGGCCCGGCTCCGTCGCCCGTCAACTCCGTGCGAAACGTACACGTGCCGGATCGCAGACCCGTGGAAGATGGCAGGTAGCCAAATGACCCCTGCCCAAGTCGGTCAATGGATTCGATATTGGGTTGAATGATGGGGTCGAACACATTGAACGTCGCACCCCAACCTGGGGCAGCTTCGGCGGCATACGCTGTGCTTTCTAATTTCGCAGCAAGTACACGTTTTCTTGACAGTAGCATTATATTTTTCCTTGTCTATGCAATACAGCTCGCACGCGTAGGCCTAATTCATATTTCAGGCGGTCGTTGATTTTCTTTTCAGACCACTTGCCCAGATTCTTTTCCAGGTAGTATTTCCACATCGAAACACCACGTAGTTTTACGATCGGTAATCGTGATTTGCCTTTTCGTTTGAACACATGCCCGTTTAATTTGCCCGTTCTTACACCTGGTTTCGTTCCCATGAACGCGCCAACGATCAAAGATCGTTTGGAACCTCTTTCGATTCTGTACGTCACGCCTTTTTTAACATGGTTGGCTCCGAAGTGTTTCAAGCCAGCTCGCTCTATGTGATTGACGGTTATCCAAGCACTCTGTTGGAACTTCTTCGCTTTCCGCTTTACCGTAGCTGATTTTTTTAGGTCTTGGAGCGTAATATTCAAAACGTCGTTTACCTTGTCCGCAATTTGCTTGACGTGCATTTTTGCTGTCGCATTGATTGCTATTTCTACTTCTTTCGCCAGTCGATCCGGAGTATTTGTTAACAAGTCCATCAGCCGTTTTTCGTCTGCCGGATCAATGCGTATCGAAAGTTGCATGTTACGCCCTCACAGAAAATGGATTGTTTTCGTCAGTTCGGTAATGCACTTCTAGCTTCAACATATGCCCAGCGTTGCTTCCGTCCGAAGCCTGGTACTGCTCAATAGTTCTGACATACGAGTTGTAAGCCAGCCCGTCCCATGTTGGCCACGGATCGGTTGTTAATGCCTGAATCACTTCACTTGTGAAATGGTTTTTTAGCGTATCAATCGGCGTTACATCGTCGACGCTCTGGCGAATAATGCAGGCGATATTAAACACCACCATCCACGCTTGGGATGGCGGATTGCCAGGACAACTCATCGCGTCGATGCGTTCCATGTCTCCTTGTGTAATCACAATTCGGTAATCTTTTGGCTGGAATGTTGCTATTTGTTCCGGCCTTACTGCTCCGGATGTTGGGCTTGTGAATGCTCCGGACCCGACGCCAAAACTAACGCCCACAACACCAATCCCGACACCCTCCCAGTCCATCGATTGCACGGTGGCAAGGATTTTTTGGGCGATCTGTTCGATGATTGAAAGTGCCATTTATGCGTCCCGCATTACATCAACGCCAGTTCAATGACTCCCAAATCGTGCCCGGCCATGTGCATGACGGTCTTTCGAGTCGGTTTCAAGTCTCCATCCTTGACGATCAATTCCACTTCATCGCCGCCGGTGTTTACCTCGTCCGCTTCAATTCCGGTTGTGCAATTGTTGTGAATCGTAATCATAAACTGCGGCAACACGACATCGCCCGCCGCGTCATAGATGGCGGGCGGGTTGCGGTCAACGATCGCCTTGATTGACCTGCGCCCACCGCCCGCCAGAAAGTACGTGATCGTTTCCGCAAACTCATCCGAGTTCAGGAAAATCGAAGGCACGTCAGTCCGTAAATTATCACGGAGCGTCACCGCTTACGCTCCCGGCAGTTTTATTTCATGCCAGGTAATGCCCATAATCGACGTTCCGGTCGCGGTGCCGACCACGGCATTAACGCCTAGCGTTTGGCCAGGGCTGACAATAATGCCTCCGTCAATATTAGCGACAACGCCCAAACCAATTGAGGCAGCAGCACCGGCACCGCCTGCAGCGGCGACCGTCCACTTATTGGCGGTCATTGTCGTCACCGCTAAAGCTCGTTTAGCGAGTCCGCCATACGTCAATCCGATGGGACTGTTGATCAATACCGCCGTGTTGTCCGTCAACGCGGCGGCCGTGGCGACTTGCCAAATAATACTTACATTAGCCGCCGCCGTGACACTCGTGAGCGACAGGAACGTAATTTGATCAATCACCAACGACGCGCCATCGGAGGCGTACCCATTGTATAGCGCAAGCTCGGCCCGCGTTGTCGGCATTCCGGCAACGTTAGTAAACGCTGAGCCTGTTGGAATCATTGTCGTCCAAGTGCCGCCCTGCTGCGTAATCTCAGTTTTAGGTGGCAACGATATTGATACCAGTTGATCACCGCGACAATTGATCTGGACTTGGGACGTTGACCCCTCGCCGTATAGCGGTGGCGTGCCGCCTCGAACTACGCCATATTGTGGATCAGGCATGTTATCTTTCCTCAGTTAATGGATTGAATTTAGTTAATGGATTGAATAGTTAGGACGTTGCGCGACGCGAAACGACGCGGATGTAATCGATTACAACGCTATCGGTATTGGTGTCGCTTGTTTTTTGCAACTGGCAATAAGGTTGCAGCCCGACGGTGTATCCGCTCATATCAAACGTTGTGGACGCGGCCACGCGGGCTCCATCGATGTAGAAACGAACGTCTGACGTGCCAGCTGCAAAACTGATCACAAACTTTTTGTAAGCATTGATCAGCGTTGTGCCCGTCGCCACGTCGTCGTTGTCTGTAACACCGTCATCGGATTCCACAACCACTGCCGTTGTAGAAGTGGCCCCAATCACACGAAACGACGCATGTGCAGCGATCGAATCAATCGCGTCGTTTCGGGCACTCGCCAATCCAAATGCAACAGATGAAGTCGCGTCCAGTGCAGCCTGGCCCATCTTCACCTGTAGTTCGATGTGATCAATCAAATCAATATCGAAATTCAGATCATCGTCCATATGCAAACAGACGTTTTGAATTTCGCCTGTATTGGAAAACGCTAACGTCGCTTCTCCATTTATCCCAGTGCCGTGCGTATAGGTCGGCGTTCCGGACGAGCTGGTGTCCTTGACTGTCCAGGGCATGCCATTTTCCGCGGAGGCAGCTGCCGGGAACGTCGCAGACGCACCCAGAAAGTCGTCCTCAAAAATCACAACATCTTGAATTCCAGCCATTTTTCTAACTCACTTTCTAAAATCGTTTTGGTTTAACCCCACATTAAAGGGGCCGTTTAGGTGGCGGTTTTTCAAACGCCGAAATCAATCCTAGGTTCCAGGATTCTTGTAAAGTCCGCGCCAGTCGATCGCTTTCACGCCGAATGTCTGACGGATTTTGTATTTGTACACGTCGCGGTCGAAGTCCCATTCGTTTTCCAACACTGGCGATTCTTCGCCTTGCAGGAACGATAGCTCAACCGTGTCGATCTGGTTGCTGTCAGCTGCCAAATACCATGCAACAGCACTGTTTCCGTCCAATTGCGGTTCTGCCACAACTTGAAGCGGGCGAGTGCCGTTTGGCCCGTAGATGTTCAGCGTGCCGCTGTTGTAGTTGGCACGAGCGGCATCTTCTGTTGAGCCTGCAACGTTAGACGGATCTGCAATCGATCCGACAATTTGCATTACCGTTGCTGCAAGTGCCGCTGGAACAATCAGGAATCGAGGCTGTACGTTGATGATCGCATCCGAGCTTAGCCCGGTTTGCGTCATCATTGCCGTAAATGCTACGTTCAATTCCGCAACCGAAGGAGCCGCACCTGATGCGTCAAGGTTGGAGTGTCCGGACGCAAACAAAGCTACCCCGTCGCTCATCAGCGCGTTAGCCGTGAGTACCGAATAGACTTGTTTATTTTGCACGCGGCGTGCTGCGTTGCCGTGCATTTGAGGGATTCGCGAAATCGCGTCCAGGTCGTCATTAACCACAGTTTCCCAGGTTACTGAGAAAACGCGGCCAAACTTTTCGACCTTGTACGTTTCTTTCGAATCGGACATCACGCCTTCTTTGTACTCGTGGTTTTCCGGCACAACTTGTAAGTCCGGAGATTCCGAGAATCGAATGCGATTGATGTTTTTGAAGTCCGCTACCGCTGGCGCCTGCCGAGCCCACATCGACCACGTATAGATTGCTTCGTCGTATCCGCGGAGCAATGTTTTGTTTGCGGCGTCCAATAGCAGATTCGGGAATATCCCGGTCGTATGATACGCCTCGCCAGCACGAGCGATATTCAGCCGGCCGATTGTTGGACGATGCCCCAATGCCACCATCGCAATATCTTTCGGCGTCATTCGCTGCGTGTTAATCTGCCCACGTCGCAGAATTTCTTCGGCCAATCGAAGCATGCCCATTTGGGTAAAGTCTTCGTGACCTGGTGCGGGCTTGTGGTTGGCGTCAAATACCGGCCGGCGTGAGCCGGTGGCTTTTATTGCCCGTTGAATAAGTCCGTCGCGGACTGCGTTTGCAAATTTATCGTCTGACGACTCGCCAAATTCAACGCGGCTGTCTGACGTTCCCAGTGGTTTTGTAATCACGCTTTCAAGCACCTTTTCGCGGGCAATTTGAAGTGAGACGCCAGAGT